AAGGCGGCGTAATAATCTTTTTAGCAGTTAATAACTTGTTAATCTCGATAAGCAGCTTTAAAGCATCTTGTAGGTTTTGTAAGTTAATTAAATCTTTGTTGAAACCAAGTTCATCAAAAGCAGTTTTAATCTTGCCTAGAATGGCATCTTGCTTTTGCAAAGCACTAAATTGTTTCAATAATTCGCCAAGCAACGTCGTTCCTGCTTGGATGCGCTTCTGGTCATTCATTTCCAAAGCAGCTTCTAAGTCAAAGATTGCTTGCTTAATTTCTAAGCGCTTGCGTTCGTTCTCGGTCAAAGTCTTATTCTGCATAGCAGCAGCCACTTGGATTTGCTCTAAGTCAAATACGCTATTTGCGCTATATAGCATCGCATTAGCCTTGTCGATGATGGCTTGCGCCGCCGCTTCTGCGTTCTGCTTCTTTAGGGTCGATAGTCGATCCTTTTCAAGTTGGTTTTGAACCTTAGCATTTTTGGTAGCCAAGTTTTGAGCCTTTGCCAACTTTGTGTAATAACTGGTGTAATTCTTGGCCACGCCGTTGCGCTGCTTGGCAACCTCTAAATCTTCACGATTCCAGATTGCATATTGGTTACGAACCTTCTTGATGATATCGCCGATACCCTTTGAAGGCGATGCAACAATATCAATCAAGGCGATAGTTCTACCGATGCCAGTAATCAAATCTGTTAGGACGTTTGTAGCGCCTTCAATTAGGCGAATAAACTTTGGGAAACCATCTGAACCAGATGCGGTTGTTATCGCATCCAATAGGCTCTTACCGATGGCTTCGGAAGCATCGGCGGTAGCTACTTTTAGTAAAGCCATCTTACCAGCGTAACTATCTAAAGATGCTTCGCCTGAACCTTTAAACTTCTGATTAAGAATATCTGTAATTTCAGCAAAACTCTTGGTCTTTAAATCTGCGGCGGATAAGCCGACGTTAAGGCTTCGTAATCCCTTATTGTTGCCTACATAGGCTTGGGAAAGAGTGTTGATTACCTTGCTAAAGTCCTGACCAGAACCAGCAGAAACATCGAAAGCCAAAGACATGAGTTTTTGAGTTTCAAGAGATGATCCAGTTACGCGAGCTAATTGGGCATAGGCTGGCCTTAAATCGTCGTCTAGGATGCCAGTCTGCTTCTGCATTGTGGCAATAAATTCTTCGGATGATTTAATAGCAAAACCTAAATCAAGATTCTTTAAATTCTGTGCTAGAACCTTTGCGGCTTTCTCATCGGCAATAGCGTTCATTACCGACATTTGAGCCTTTTGCAAAGTCAAATAACCACCAGCCAGTTTTGCAACTGACTTGGTTAGGGCTACGACTGAGTTATCGGCTTGCTTAAAGGCTTTTTTGCCAACAAAGTCCGCACCTATGCGGATTGCTACATCTGCGCCACGTGCTGCCATTATGCCGCCTTATTAGTTTTGAATAGACTTAGTGTGCTTCGATTAAACTCTTGGACTGAACGATCTATCGCACTATTAACTGCACCAGCAGCTTTACCCTTATCTTGCGCCCATGCTTTGAAAATGAAACGACCTTTCCATTTACGACCACCACGACCACGACCGATATAACCGCGACCAGATATTTTTAAACGTGGGTCGGCATTGGTTAAATCACCTAAAGCGCTTATGAATTGCTGACCGGCATTAGGGTTGGCTGATTGTGAGAATTTCTTAGAAGTATTTCCCTTTGGTGCTTGCTTGCGACCATTACGATTCTTTCGGCCAGCAGTCTCCATGATTGCACCAGCAGCATTTGTATTAACGATGCGAGCCGCATAAGCCCAACCGCTTCGATTAGGCTTGGTCGGCGTAAGATCGACATAAATACCACGAGCTATATCTAAAGCGTTATAGTGTGGAAAGCGGCCAATTTGTTTAACTGAATACATTTGCCAAGTCGATAAAGGCGCTTCAACTGGTACAAAGCCGCGAGCCTTGCGAACGATTGGTGCAAGCGCTTCCAGCATCTCGCGTTCCATATTCTTTGCGAGATTAGGCGTAAATTTTTCCATAGCGGCGCGAAGCTCAACCGCTCCGTCTATTTCTACGCCTGCCATCTTCTATCGCCTTTGCTCGCTCTTTATATACCTCAACTATTGCCATTAACATTCGCTGGTCTAACTCCAGCAAGTGTTGTGGCGCGACCCCCATTTCAACGCTTAATTTGGCGATGAAATAAGTGAGAGAGCCGCGATCTACCCTAAAGGGTCGCTTTCTAGCACCTCGACTAATTTGAGAGTTTCAACAAAGTCGATGCCGAAAGGTTTGACTGTTTCACCCGAACGTCGTAAGGCTTCCCAAGCTAACCAATAAACGTCAGATTGCTTTTCATCATCTCTGAACGCCTTATGAAAGCCCTTGCCCTTTGTGGCCTCAAAAGCAAACTCAATCGCTGGTGTGATTTCGTGTTCGCTTACTGCGCCGTCTATCTTGGTTATTCTTAGTTTAGCCATTTGCCCTTATCCTCTATTTAGAATGTTCCAGTGGTTGCTACTGTGGTCGCGCCTTGTACGTTCCAAGTTACTGACTGTGTGCCAATATCGCCAACGCCCCCATTGATATCGGTGGTGTTATTAACTAGCACGTTGAAAGTGTAAAGCGGGTTGGTCGCTGATACTGCTGCGCCAGAATCTTGAAGTAACTTTACTTCGACTGTTGTACCCCAAGCTGATTGAAGTGTCTGTAATACTTCGCTGGTTGCGGTATCGTTTAAGAAGTCGATTGTTACTGATGATGCTTCCAAGCCTTTTACGTACTTGTGGCCTGTATCGCCCATCGCGGTTACTTCTAGCTCATCAAATGAGCGATTGAGAGTTACCGAAGTTACATGGTCGCTTAGATCAACGCTATTGACCTTAACGCCTACTTTGTTATTTAAGAAAATAGCCATTTAGATTATTCCTCGTCTTTCTTAGCGGCTGGTTTGTTTGCTTCTGGTTTGACTTGACCAATCTTGATTAGAAAGGCCAAATCTGGGTTCTGTGATTGGTCTGCCATTTTAACTCCATGAAGTTAGTATTGAGATGGACATTTCGGCGGTTAATAAATCCCCACTAGCCAAGTTTAATACTGCTGGCTGGGTTACATCATTGACCGACACATTTAACGAACTCGCAGCCAATAAATTGAAAACGCTAGTAATTACATCTTCAAGTCCAGATAAATTACCTTGATTATCGAGCATTGGCACGGTCATTAAAATTCTAAAATTTGCAGTAGGCGCGATGGTGTTATATTGGTTGTTATTCATTTCCAGCATCGGACTATCCCATGAAACGATTACTGAATTGGGTAAAACTGTTGCTGGTGGAAAATCAAAAGTCTGCCACTTAGCGTTATTAGTTAGCGCGGTGGCTATTGTGGTACGAAGGGTAGTTATTGCTGGTGGCATATCAACCCACCATAGATTGCGGATCGAGAGCGTGAGCAATCAAGCCACGAACGCGAGCCAATAGAGTGTTACCCATTCGATATGGCGAAGGTGAAAAATCTGGTGAAGTTCCGCCAGTCGATGAAACTTGACGTGATTGCCAAATATCAACTGAAATTTCTAAAGCTGCGGTTTGAACCGCTTTATCTTCTGACCAATCCTGATAAGTCGAAGCTGCGACTGTGGCAAATGGCTGAAATGGGTGATAAGGCGTATCAGTTTCGTGGCTGGTTGTAACTGTAATCGTATCTGTACCAACGCCAGTAATTGTTTTATTGCCGTTAAAATGTGAGCCAGCGCCAGTTATATTAACTGTCTGACCAACATAAAAAATCTTAGTTACTTCTTCATTGAAATAAAGTGTGCCTACTGTGCCTTGATTTGAATGGCCAGCTGCATAGTATTTATTTGCCCATAGCATTGGAAGTAGAACCGCATCGGCGGCATCGCATACTTCTTGCAAAGTTGCATCGGTATAGAGTGTGCCAACGCCAAGTGTCGAGCGAAGTTCTGCGACTGTTGTAAGTGCCATCTCTATCCTTTCTTTGACCGAGAGCTGGCGGTAGGGCTAACAGCTTCGGCATCTAAATTAGCTCTTGTTACGGAGCGGTGTAGTTGAAGCGGCGAACGCCCTTACCGCTCTTTGCTACGTAAAGTGCTAAGTATCCGTAAAGTGCGATTTCAACTTCGCCAGAAGTCAGCACATTGACTCGCAGGTTCGTCGTTGGGGACTCCCACGCATACACCGATCCTGGAGCAACTAAAAACGCTGATTCATCAACGATTCCAGAAACTGAAATGTTGTGATCTACGATTAGGTCTGTTCCAAGTACGTTTCCGCGAACGGAAGTCGGTACTGCCTGACCAG